GATGCAACAGCAGATATGCAAGCTGCACAGGGACAAGTAAGTGACCAAGCTCAAATGGAAGCTGCACAGATGGACCCACAAGCTGCAGCATTACTAGGATTAGACGCTGCACAGTTAGCTGAAGCACAGAGAGTAGAAGAAGTAACACCTCTACAGGTAACACCCGAACAGCTTATAGATGGCACTACTGTTGATCAATCACAAGTAGAAGAAGAACTAGCTAAAACACAAGCAGCTACTGTAAGTGGTGAGCTAGGTAGATTGATGGAAGACTTTGAGGATGACAAGACACCTGCTTGGGCTGCAGGAGCTATGAGAGCAGCTAACGCAGCAATGGCTGCACGTGGACTGTCTGCATCAAGTATGGCAGGTATGGCTATAACTCAAGCAGCTATGGAATCAGCATTACCCATCGCACAAATGGATGCGTCTAATAAGCAAGCTATGGCATTAGAGAAAGCTAGACAACGTGCAAACTTTCTAGGTATGGAGTTTGATCAGAACTTTCAAGCTAAAGTAAAGAATGCTGCACGTATATCGGATATAGCTAACATAAACTTCAGTGCTGAACAACAGGTAGCACTTGAAAATGCTAAGATGGCTCAGACTGTAGATTTAGCCAACCTATCTAATAAACAAGCAAAGATAATGGCTGATGCTGCTACCATGTCACAAATTGATCTAGCTAATCTAGACAATAGACAAAGAGCAGCAGTACAAAACTCTCAGTCCTTCTTACAGATGGACATGGCTAATCTGAGTAATGAGCAACAAACTCTTATGTTTAAACATCAAGCAAATATTAGTTCTATATTCAGTGACCAAGGTGCAGACAATGCTGCTAAACAATTTAATGCTACATCAGAGAATCAAACTAATCAGTTCTTTGCAAGTCTAGCGTCACAGGTAGCGCAGTTTAATGCAGAACAAACCAATGCAATAAATAGATTTAACGCAGGTGAGACAAATGCTATTGCTCAGTTTAATGCAGCACAATCAAATGCACGTGACCAGTTCAATGCACAGAACCATTTAATTATTGCACAAGCTAATGCTAAATGGTTACAGTCAATTACCACAGCAGAAAATGCTGCAAATAATCAAGCTAATAGAGATGCAGCTATGATAGCTAATAATTTAACAAGAGCAGCATATGATGCTGTACTACAGAGAGAAAGAGATCTATTAGGGTGGGCTTGGAAGTCTGGTGAAAGTCAAAAGCAAAGAGACAATAATATAGCCGTAGCTAAAATAGATCAAGGAGAAGACAGTAGTAACATTTTGGAGTCAGGTTTATCTAGTGTTGCTGCTGAACTTGTAGATTCTTTCTTGGACAACATTTGGGACTTCTAGGGTAATTAAAATGACATATAATCCAAATCATTTATCAAACGCTAACGCACAGGCTGCTGCCTCAATGATGTCTGTAGGAATAGGCAATGTAGGTGGAAAGGCAATTACATCTTCGGCACAAGCTATTCAAGATAACTTTATGGCAGAGTTCCGAAAGGATGATGATAAACCAAAGGGGCTGGGAGTACCTGATACAAAAAAGGTTAAACCCGACGAAGACGAAAGAAACCTAGATCAAAAGATATATGACTTCCTTGTAGGTGCTGGTGCAGATATGGAAGTCAAAGAAGAAGAGCCTATGTATATGATGGATTTTTATGGTGGTCCTATGTTTGTTGTACCTGAACCTATACCTGTTCAACAGCAAGTATTAGAAGACCCTTTTAGTGCATATAATGTAGAGACATATAATTTTGGTGGGTATAATGACACCAGAGATACTGCTCCCTCGATTGGTCAAACATCAGACCCAGATATGCAAGACCCTCGTAGAGGCTTGATGGCTTCACCCACAATGAATCAGCCTACCACCCCTGAAGCATTGACATATGTAAATAGAGCAATGGCTAAGGCTTCTGCTGTGCCTACAAAAAGCTATACAGTAAAAGATGGTGATACTCTATCTCAGATTGCTGAAGATAATAACACAACTGTTGAAGCTATAATGGAAACTAATTATCAAATAGATGATAAAGATGTTATAGATGCTGGTGCTAGAATAGAGATACCTTTGTCAGATACACAGGCAGCTTTACGTGGTGGTTTAAATAGAGAAAAAAATAATGAAGGTGTACAGACTGCTGACTCTGGTGATATAATTACAGATACGCTAGACTCTTTAAAAGGACAGATACCAGAAAGAGATAGTGAGCTTGACCCTATGAGCGCACAAGAAGCTAGTTTTGAGCGTAAGGGTATAATGTCTCGTGCTGAACCTGTAGATGCTATAACTGCTGCAAAGAAAGACTTAACAAATAAGTTTTATGATGACATAGGTACATATGGTGAAAGTGATCATGGTGATACACCTGTGCAAAGTAACGATGAAGGTGCTGATGCGGATGATTTAGACGTTGGGTATGGTCATAAGCTAAAACAATCTGAAAAAGATTCTGGTATGATCCACGGTATAAAGTTTAAAAATGAAGATGGTACATACATACCTTTGAATGAAGTACAGAAAAGAGAGATACTTAAAAAAGACTTTGAAAGAGAGACAAACTTAGCACGTAATAGGGCAAACGGTTGGGATAGTAAGTTAAAAACAAAAGGTTCCTCTTGGGATCAGTTAGATTTTAAATATCAAAATGCTCTGAGTTCTTTAGCTTTTAATACAGGAGGTAGTTTAGCAGGTAAGGAGTGGAATAAAGTTTTAGACGCAGCTATTGCAGAAGATCCTAAAGCTTTTGCCAAAGAGATGAGAAGAACAAGAGATGTAAAGCAACCAGACGGAACTATTAAAAAAGTCAAAGATGAAGCAATGGATAATCGTGTGGCTAAAGAGTTATACTACGCAGGAATAATAAATAACTTGTCTGAAGTTTCAGATGTATTAACAGAAGCAACTGCTGGAGCAGGGATACCTTTATAATGTTTGGACTCCCACTAGAACTAATAACAATGCTTGGCTCTACCGTACTAGGTGGAGTGATGTCCATATGGGGACAGAGCATGAAGATGAAACAAGAGCAGAACAAGATGCTCATGGAACGTGCCAACGCTAATGCAAGCTTTGTAGCTGACGCACGTAACGCTGGAAAGAACGATAAACATTTCGCATGGACAAGAAGACTTATTGCATTATCTGCAGTCTTTGCTATAATAGTGTTGCCGAAGTTGGTTGCTGTGTTCTACCCAGAAGTTGGTGTGTATGTAGGCTACACTGAGATACAGGTAGGCTTCCTTGACTTTATCTTTGGGCCGGGCCAAGAGGTAGTTAAGTGGCAGTATGCACAAGGATTTGTAATAACACCACTAGACACACACATAGTATCTGCTATAGTAGGCTTATACTTTGGTGCAGGATTTACTAAGTAGGAAAATAATATGGAAACATCACCATTCGATAGACCAATTCCTGGTCAGTCTTTAACAGACGAACCAAAGAATAACCCTTGGGAAAACCCATCAGAAATGTCAGACATGACAGAGATTACTAAGTTCTACATTAATAAACTAGCTAATCAGGATATTATAGATGACCTAGCTGTTATGATGCAGACAGGTGTACCACTGAAACCTATTGTTGAAACTATAACAACAACTGGTGTAATGAGAGGTATGCATACAGTAGATGCTGGAATGCTTGTTGGTCCTGTAATACATCAATTCTTAAAGCAAGCTGTAGAGTCTCAAGGTATTAGTGTAAAAGATGATAATATAGACTACAAGAAAAAAGCTAAAGACAGAGAGATGAGAAGGTTTAAGATGCTTGCTACTAAGTACCTTAGTGAAGAACCTGATGATTCAGATCCAGGAAAAGAATTACTAGGTGAATTAGTAGAATCTGGAGAGCCAGAGGAAGAGGTAACACCAGAAGAAAAGCCACAAGGCTTAATGATGAAAGGTTTATGATATGAGCTTTAATTGGAAAGCGTTTGCTGGTAACTTTCTAGAAGAGACTGCTACAAATATAAGAGAGCGAAAAGAAGAAGCAAAAACTTTTGAAAAAGAAGAGAAAGAATTAGCTGAACGTAATCTTCAATTAGTTAGACAGCGTGAAGCCGTAGCAAGAAACGCAGCACGTGTTGGAAAACAGGCTATGGAGTTAGGTGCTTCAAAAGAATTAGTTATAAATGCTATGTCTTCTGGTGTATCTGGTGTGACAGATCTTTATAATAGTCTACAAGGTTTACATTCATCATTAGGTTATCGTGCAGGACAAGAGTTAACTGAAGATGAAATAAAATTAGGTTTAGATGCTCCTACTGCTGCTAACATAGATCCTACTCTAATAGCAGCAGACTTGACAGATCTTGCTATGCAGACATATGGTGTTGTACCTAGAGGTGAGTTGCCACAGCAAGAAGCCAATACTATGAAAACTCTGTTTGGCTTTGACGCTAAAGACAGAGTACAAAGAGAACTCTCAGATAAAAAGTATTATGGTAATCTAAGTATAGGTGATATAAACTACATAGCACAACAATCAGAATACAACGCTCTTATAGGTGATGCTGTACAAAACTTTGCTGAGTTGCCTATATATAACTCAGAAGCTAAGTTGAACTTTTCTACTCAACTAAATAAAGTTATGGATGATGCTATTACTGGTCAGGCATTTAAGAATAAATTAACTGCTTTCGTAGATCCTGAAGACAAACAAATAGCTATGTTAATAGAGAGACAGAGAGCCGCTGGTAATTTTATAAGGAACTATGCAGGTACATATGAGTATACAGGTTTCTTTGATGATCCAAATACATTGAATTTAATTAAACAAACTTTTGAACTGCCGGGTTCAGAAAACTCAGGGCAAGAGTGGTTAGATACTTTATTGGTAGAGTTTGATAGAGAACCAGATAGTCCTGTTAGTGAGAGTAGTTCTCCAAGGATAGATCCACCAAAGCCTCCTAAAAAGGTAGATCTAAAGAAAGACCCTGAAGAAAACGTAGAAACAGGTAACCCATTTCCCCCTGCTCCAGATTTAGATGAAGAAGGTAAAGCTATAATGGATCAGTCTGTATCAGGAGAACTAAGAAAAGGTTATACTGCACAGTACACACGTGAACAGTGGGACAATATGTCTCGCAAGCAAAGAGAAGAAAGAAACTTACCTGTGTCTAGAATGGGTGTAATAGGCTTTCAGTTTAAAGAAGACGTAGATGATATACTAGAAAAATCTCTGAGTAACTTAAACATAAAACGTAATTTAAAAGAAGGTAAAGATTATAAGGTTATAATAAAGAACTTAGGTACTTTTACTGCAACAAAAGAGCAGCTTGATCAGATGGCTGATAAATCATTTAAGGGAGAAAGACCTTCTGTAACTCTACAAGAGTATAAAGAAGAAGAACCTAGAGAAAGAAAACTAACTACACGTATAATCAAAAGGTTTAATTAATGTCTAAAGTACATGAAGAGTTTTACAAAAGTTTTAATCAAAGGACTTCTGGTTTAACTAGTAGTGATACATCTACTAATTATGATAGCACAGAACCTTTGTTCTCTGGTGATAGTCTCAGTAAAGATGACTTAAAAGATCAGCAGTATCTACAGTCTATAAGAGACTATATGGTAGAGCGTAAGGGAATAGACTACGCAGACAGAGGTGCTGATGAAGTTGTAGATGATTTTGTCCAACACATGAGGTATTTTAACTCTAATACATTATCTACTGCAACAGAGGCTAGGTTTGTAAACAAAGCAGACGAACAGACAAAACAGAAAGCACGAAAAGCATATCAGATATATGACAATTTAGGTAATGTATTTGTTAATGATGGTGTGTTTGGTGCTATTGATGGTGTAAAAGATTATGTCTTTGCTGCAGCCAAAGACCCTACTAACTATATAGGATTACTTACTGGTGGTATTGCACGTGCAGGTGCAGCAGGAGTATCACTAACAGGTAAGAAAGCTATTAAAGAGACTGTGCGTAGAGCAGCACTAGAGGCAGCACAGAGTGGTGCAGGAAAGCAAGCAGCAAGAGAAGCTGGTGTTGAAGCAGGTAAGATAGCTGCAAAGAGAGCAGTAGCTAGAGGTGCTACTAGTAAGGCAGCAGACAAAGCAGCAGAAGAAGTAGCTAAACGTGTGTCCAAAGAGAATAGAAGAGCTTTAGCTAGGAAAGCAGCACAGTCAGAACAAGATAAACTATTTGATGCAGCTTCGTACAAAGCCCTTAAACAAACTATTGCAGCAGACTCTGTAGCTGCTGTGGCTCAAGACATTATGGCTCAAACAACTCTGTTAAGAGCAGGAGCACAAGAAAACTACAGTGTGTTGCAAACAGGCTTCTCATCTCTACTAGGTGGTGTAGCAGGTGGAGCACAGTTAGTATTTGGTAAAGCTAAAGGTGCATCTGGTTTAGCAGAAGATGTAGATGTAAAGCTTGAGGCTGTTACTAATAGAATTATAGATGGTACAGCACCACTGCTAAACAAAGAAGAAAGCAAGAAAGCAGCAGAGGTTATTGAAGAAGCTGCTGATGAATGGAATAAAAAGGTAGAACGTGGTGGTGCATTCTCTTCACAAACTATGCCAGCAGACTTAGTGCATGACATAATGTTTGGTATAAACTACAAGAAGAATAAAGAGATAGGTGGCATAGCAAAGGTATTCAAAGATAGTGGTAAGAAGTTTGACAGAAAGAAAACTATCTCGGATGTTATGACTAATGTAGCTCGTAACCTAAATGAAGAAGATCTAATATCTGTAAATGCTAAGTTAAAAGGTTCTGGATTTGAGATAGGTGAACTTGCTGCTAACAAAGGACAACTAGGAGACATGCTTGCTAAGAAGATTAGTGATGCAGGTTCTACTTTGAATGTTATGTCTCAGATGCGTAGAATGTTAGACACATCTATAGTATCTGCAGAGGACTCCATACAAGCGACACTAAAAAGTGTGGAAGCAAAAGAAGCAGTAGAGCAAGAACTTAAAAGAGCAGAATACATACGGTATGGGCAGTCTGTTTGGAAACGTATGCTTGTTTCTTCTCCAGCTACTACAGCCGTAAACGTGTTTGGCTTTGGTCAGTTTTATATAGGTCAGTCTATGGCTGATGTATTTAATTCAACATTCCTTTATGCAAAAGGTCTTGGTCAGATGTATACCAATCCTACTGAAGCCACAAGAACGTTTCAACAGGCACGTGTGTTAAAGAATATCTTTGGTCAGAAGATGCGTAACTTACTTGACCCGTATACAACGCATGATCAGTATATGAAGTTCTTGGATCAAAACAAAGATATATCTAAAATACTGTTTGAGACTATGGCAGGTGGTGTAGAAACTTCAGCAAAAAGATATGGTATAGATCCTAATGGTGGTGTTATAAAATATACAGAGGCCATAGCTAACGCATCTGCTACCGCAACTGGTGTTAGGATACAGGATAGCTTTACAAAGTCTCAGATGTTTATGACAGAGATGGATAAGTATCTCCGTATGACCAAGAACACTACACTAAAGCAAGCCTTAAATGATGACAGTGTAGAGATAGGTGAAGAAGTAATACAAGCTGCATTAGATAGTACACTAAAGTCTGTGTATGCCAAAGACTACACAACAGATGATCAGCTTTTAAAGGGCGTAGCTAAACTAGTTGAATCTGCTTCTAATACTCCTGGGATAGGTTTCATTATACCTTTCGGTAGATTTATGAATAACGTTGTAGCCTCTGCATATCAGTGGTCACCACTAGCAGGGTTTAGTGTAGTTAAAAACTTTGCTAATAGATCTAAGAGACAAGGTGCGGACCTTACAGAACAAGAAGCTTTTGGTAGATGGTTAGTTGGTTCTACTGCATTGGGCCTCGCTATAAAGTATGATGAAGAGAGACAGAAAAAAGGTCTTGGTGTATTTGAAGTAGAGTCTAGTGGTGGTACTATCATAGACGCTAAGAACACATTTCCGTTCTCCATCTTTCTAGCAACTGGACGTGCTATGAATAAGTACCTTAAAGGTGAGCCTGTGCCTAAAGAATTACAAACAGAGGTACTCACACAACTTGCTGTAGGGCAGGTAGCAAGGGATACACAGTTTGGTAATGACTTGTTAAATGTTATGGATACCTTGTTGAACTTTGATGAGGGGCAACGTGGTGCTCAAACAGATGCATTCTTCAAGGCAACAGGTAACATAGTAGCAGGTGTTACAAGACCTATAGACTTTGTAAATAAAACATTTGGTTTTATAGCAGGTAATGATGGTGTCAAAGATGTAAGACAGGCTGAAGGTAAGAATATATTTACTCAGTCTGCTACTAAGTATGTTGACAATATCTTTGAAGCATTAGCTGATGGCATAGATGCAGTAGCTGGCACTGAACTAGGTAAAGACTCAGTAACAGGTGAGCAGCTTAGAGTAGCAACAAGAGAAGGAGAGATATATGATCCTGCTCCTTTAACTCGCATCTTCGGTCTTACTATAAAACCAGCAAGGACAGCTACAGAAAAAGCGTATTCAATGTCTGACATGTTTTCATTTACTGCTAGTGAGAGAACTAAGATACCAGCATATGATAAAATCTTTAATGGGTTTATAGCCCCTATCTTAGAGAAAGAAATATCAAGGCTAACAAATTCTAAAGTATATAAAGAGGGTAGTGCTACAGATAAAAGACAGCTACTAAAAAAGAAAGTTACTAACGTAAAGAAAGCTGTAAGAAAGCGTATGCAAGAAGGTTACATGGGGGAAGAGGGATCAAGGCTAAGTATGGCAGCTAAAGTATCAGGCAAACCTAAAGAGTTACAAAGGGAAGCAATGAGAATGGCTAAAGAACAGTTTAATATAGAAGGTAGTATAGAAGACATGGACTTTAGGGAACTGAGTATACTACTAAACTATATGGATTATCTGAGAGAAATATATAATACAGCATCTAAAATATAAATAGAAGGGGCCGCATTTAGCGGCCCTTTTCATTTCCAGTATAACAATAAGAATGTATCACAAGTATTACAACTAAAGTTACTAACTATGTAATCATCCTCTCCATCGTGGTCACCACCTTGTATCATTTCGGTGTCACACTTAGGACATATTATCTTTCCTTTACGTTTAGCCTCCATGTATTCTTTAGCTTCACGTTCTAACTTCTGCATAACTAAATAGATCCTGTATGGCAGACTGTTTCTGCTCTTTTGTTTTGCTTACTGGTTCATCTGTAGTAGAACAATTATCCAGTACCTTCTTAGCTTCTTTCACACACATATTAAACCATTCACCATTCCTGCTGGTTGCTAACTTACTTGCTGCTTTGTGTGCTTCAGCTTCTGTCTTACGTCTGTTTTTAGTTACGATCATATGCTCTAGTACATAGTCTCTGAAAGGACTGCTAGTCTGGTAGCCATTACATCTGTCATCAGCATCAATAGCCATACCTATCTTGACCCACTCAGGCCAAGCAGGATTAGTTATGATATACACGTACCCCTCTTTAATACCGTCTAACTTATATGTACCCTGAAAAGCTGCATCATTAAAAGTTTTATAGTTTCCAGGTTTGTATAGTGCATGTTTACGTGATACGTATTCACCATCAACGTACATATTTTTATCATTGTCTTCTTTCTTGCAAGAAAAACACCAATACTTTTTTTGTCTAGCTAATGAAGCACTCCAATTTTCTCCAAGGCTAAGTTCTACATTACATTTTTGACAGCTATGCATATTATACTTCCTTTGGTACTTGAGTACACCATACCCAGTAGTCTGCTTCCCACATAGACTTGGGCCTAGTAGACTCTAAGTATTCTCTGCGTTTAGATGCAGCATAACTACACTGCTCTTCATTTTCATATAAGATGTTGTCACTCATAATCAATGGCTCTCCATTAAATATAAAGAGTGCTACTAAAACCCAATCCATATATTATTCCTTTGCTTCATAATACTGTTCTACTTTATCCTCAAGCCAAGGCTCAAGATACTTTTCTGCTACACTAAATGTACCAAAGAAAACTATTATTGCTGTTGCTAATACGTCCATACTTTATTCCTTATGTTATATCTACTACTTCACACACGTCCCCAGAGCAAGCAAAAGTTTGACTGGACTTAGTGTTGTCTTCTTGTTCATACTCTGAAAGTTTGTTCCAGTCAATCTTATCTGGCATACATGATAGTAAAAATTCGTAGTCATGTTTGCTGCAATCTTGATAAGGAGCTTGCTGATAGGTATGGTCTGAGTGTGGTAGAAAAGATACACCTGACATTTCATCAAAGTGTTTATAGACAAAGGCTCCTACCTCAAGCCATTCATCATCACGTACTGATATTGTAACTGAGGGCTTATGCTCACACCAATGTCTTTGGTATGTAAGCCAAGTCTCTAGCTGTTCAATAGCAGTCATGTCGTTGCGTGTTATAGCCATATCTGGTGATTTAACAGGGAAGCTAAACACAGTTGTAGTGTCTCCCTTGAATACACAAGGTTCATTAGGTACACCGTTGTCAATCATAAACTGTGTAAGTGGGTCTTTATTATCACCTCGTACAGTACGGATGTAATATGGAGAGTGACGAGCATGTATACCACTGGCACTGTCCACCAACTGCGAGACAGTACCCGAAGGTTTGACGCAGGTAATAGCAGCAGACTGAGGTATACCAAGCAGAGAAGCATATTCATCGTTAATGCCCACAGCGACAGTTCGTAAGTCATTTAATAGTTTTTCCAAGTTAGAGTTAACAGAAGTCATCAATGGGTTGTCCATGATACCTGTTAGCGACACACCAAGCAATCTCTCTTCTTCAGTATTACGTTGCCACACTTTACGCAGGTAGGGAAACTTTGTGTACGAGCTTTGGATTGTCCCAAGTATTGTGGCGAGTTTGACCTTACGCTCCAAGTCTTTAACCGTATCAGTGGCACGTACCACAACCTCCGTAAGATT